CATGGGTGACGCTCGATGACCTCAACGCCACCATCATGCGCATTGGCAAGGCCGCTCACGAGGCGGGTGCTACCACGACGCAGCACCAGTTAGAAGTTATCCACCACAACATAGCCAGGATCAACCGCGAGCTGATGGACACCATCGCGCAGATTAACAACGCACAGGAGACAGACAAATGAAACAACCAGACAACATCAACGACGCGCTGCGTCACCTGCACAACCTCACGCTATCCATAGCCGAGGACTTGCGGCGGTACATGGACGACGACCAGATGCAGTACGACGCCGAGTACTTCGAGGACGTCAAGGCAGCAGCACTGGACGCCCACCTGCTGGTCACATGGGTCAAAGATCAACTGAAAGGAGAAAGCAAATGACAGTACTCACAGGCTCACAGATCGAAGGGGCGCGGCTGCTTACGCTGCGCTCGATGCTGAAACTAGAACTCAAGGGCATGAGCAAGAGCCGTGGCCCAACGGCCTACTCGACACTCAAGATGATGGGGTTCAAAGGCACGAGAGAGAAAGTTCTCTCTCAACTCGATGACATACGCGCCCAGTTGCTGGGCATCAACCAAGGAGAAAGCAAATGAAAGAGAACCCGATAGGACTGAACAATATGTTCGCAACACCCAAGGACATGGATGCGCTGATGGAGTACTGCGAGCGGTTCACAGGGCAGGAGCGAGTGATCGCATTCGTGACCGCAGGCATGGCGCTGAACTTGGCGCACAAGATGGTGGAAGAAGCAATGAAAGGAGAAAGCAAATGAACGTAGACATAGAGAACATCGGCTCCATCGAGCACGGCATCGAAGGCAGAGATCAGTACGTACTGATGCGCTGTGACGAGGACACGAGCGTAGACGACCTGCAGAACTGGCTGCATCAGCGCCATTACCGGGAATCAAACCGGCCCGGCGGCTACTTCTGCACCAGCGTGCAGGTCGTCCCACACCCACACGTTGGCAAGTACATCGGCATCATCTGCCACCGCTATGACGTTTAAGGAGAAAGCAAATGAAGATGAACCACGACAACACCAAGTCCCACTTCTTCGCAGCAAGCGTAGCAATGTGGATCGTAACCACACCCGAGCGCACACTCAAGGAGGTGCTCGCACACATGGAGAAGGAGGGCTACCCGTTCAACCTGTTCCATGTCCCCGTGCCATACGACGCCACTTACCCGATCAAGCTTTACCAGCCGCAGGTAGAAGGCACGCTCTACATCGGCTTCTTTGAGCCAACCAAGAAAGGAGAAAGCAAATGACTGAGACTGAGAAGAAACTTTACGACGCACTGCAAGTGCTGCTCAACTCGTGGCCCATCGTTGAGCACCTGAAGAACAACGACCCGATGGCGCTCAAGCAAGCACGCGAGGCGGTAGACAGCGCATGGTTCAAGGCCCACTTCAAGGAGAAAGCAAATGAAAGCAAATGACATGAGCGAGAGCGAGCTGATCAGGGCAGCGCATAACATGGATCGCTACGGCGGTGGGTTCGCAGAGGCAATCGCCTCGGCCTACTTCCGCGCAGACAGTACCAACAAGGTACGCCTAGTCGATGCGTTCCCCGAGCTGTTCGAGAAGTACGCACCAGGACAGGGGTGGGGCCATGAGTGAGCGCCTGCGCCAACGCCTGCTCGATGCAGGCTACACATGGGACGAGGCCGAGGACAAGCTGGCCGACATAGCGTCAGATGAGTACGACGACGAGCAAGACCGCAAAGCGGAGCAACACTTCAAGGAGAAAGCAAATGATGATTAAGACAAGCGAAGCCACACCCTCTCAGATCAACTATCTGGTGGCAAAGATCGAGGGCATGAACGTCAAGCTGGAGCAGGTCTATGGCCTGTGGTCAGTCATGACTGACAACTACAAGTTCTACGAGCCAGCGACTGATTGGTCACACGGTGGCCCGATCATTGAGCGGGAGATGATTGAGCTTGTACCGCAAAGCCCTGCCTTGTGGGAAGCCATGTACAGAAATCAACACATCCCGCATGATGGCCCCACGCCACTGATCGCAGCCATGCGCTGCTACGTGGCAAGCAAGCTAGGCGACACCGTGGACGTACCGCAGGAGCTTATCAATGTATGACCTCAACACAGTAGGCGGCATGAACCGCGCAGTCGAGTGGACACGCAACCTGTTCGAGTCGCTCAGAGATGGCGGCGTGTGGATAGTGCCGCGCTCGGGGACGATGGTGCAGGTGTTCAAGTCCGAGCGCCGAGTCATCATCACCGACGGCCCGTTTCCAGACGCAGCGATAGCTGACGTCATCAAGAACATGGGTTGGACAGTAACTAAAGGAGAAAGCAAATGAACGAGACAGCAAACACAAACAGCTTCGACATCGAAGCACTGCCCATCACCATCACGTACATGGGCGAGACAACGCAGGACGACCGTTGGGTATGCGATCAGTGGCGCGTCGTCTTTAGTAATGAGCGCAGCACATGGACCACATGCTACTACACCGGGGTGGGGCGGCGCGACAACCACGGACCCGTGACGCCTAAGAAAGCAGACGTGCTTTGTGCACTGTGCTTGGATGCACAAGCCGCTGATAGTAACTTCAACGATTGGTGCAGCCACTACGGATACAACAACGACAGCATCAAGGCGCTCAACACATACAAGCAGTGCTGCGACATAGCGACACAACTGCGCCATCACTTCACACCCGAGCAGCGCAAGGCCATCACGGAGATCGTGGACATGATGTGAAAACAGTGAGACACCATGTCTCACAGCGCATAGCCGGGCAGCGCCAATGCCCGGCACTAGAAACTAGGAGAAGCAAATGAAATGGTATGACAATACATTCCTCGTGGCGATGCAGATCGTGCTCTGCCATCGTGATTGGTTCCATCGGGAGGTCAACAAGTACCGCCTGCACCCATCGGTCAAGCGCCTGCTTGTCGATGACTATCGACCACGTGACTGGCATCAGTTGCTGCTTGAGTGGCCGCATGTGGCGCAGACCGATACGACACGCCTTGCATACACCCGTGACGAACGTGCAGGCGATGCCAACAGGCAGGTGATGACCACGGTGGGCAAGTACTTGACGCGTCACTTCGACCTGCCTGACCACATCATCCGTGATGCGGTTGCCCTCTACGCTGGCGGCACTGACACGTACAAGCTGCTGCGCACAGTCGATGAGATGGTGCACGCTGTCAACAACGGCCCGCACTCATGCATGTGTTGGGAAGGACGCGACTTCATACGCTGCTCCGACGGTGAGCACCGGCATCCCTACGCCGCGTATGACCCGCAGTATGGCTGGCACATGGCTGTGCGCATCGCACCCAACGGCGACATCGTTGGCCGTGCGTTGTTGAACACCTATGATGGTGAGAACTACTGGGTCAGATCGTTCGGCAAGCAGGAGGGCAGCAGCTACTCGTACACCGACGAGAGGCTAGAGGCGTGGCTCAAGGAGCGGGGGTATGTCAGGTGGAACTACTGGCATGACGGGGCGCAGCTTGCATACATACCCATCCGCAACGGCTTCCTTGCACCGTACCTCGACGGCGACACGACACACGCTTCGTTATATGGGGACACGCTCACCATCGACGAGAGCGGCGACTACGAGATGCGCAACACCGACGGCACACCTGATCAGCAAGGCAGGTTCACTTGCCCGGACTGCGGCGAGCGATGCAACGAGGACGACATGCGCAGCGTTGGCTACCACGGCGACCACACTGTGTGCGAGAGCTGTGTCGACAGCGACTACACATACGTCACAGGCCGCAGGGGTGAGGATTACTATGTGCCCAACGGTGACGCGGTTGAGGCCGATGGTGATTGGTACGACAGCGACTACCTCGATGACAACGACATCGTTGAGCTGGCCAACGGCGACTACGCGCACACTAACAACGCTGTGCGGTGTGACGATGACGATGAGTGGTACCACATCGACGACTCGGACATCATCCACGTCGAGTACGACGACAAGTACCACCACATCGACAACTGCGTCGAGACTGTGGACGAGGGCTGGGTGCACTGCGACGACGCGTGGCAGTGCGAGGGCTCTGACCGCTACTACTCAGACAGCACCGACCACGTGCTCATCGACGGCTGCAAGTACCACCCTGACAACGCGCCAGAAACCGAAACAACTGACAAGGAGTAATTCCCATGCGCAAACAATCCATGCTCTACAAGACCCTGTGCCGCGCCCTATCTTTGAAAAGACCTCACGGAGGAGAAGGTGCGACTCTGTTCACAGGCTGGCTGTGTGACCACATCCCGCAGCATTTAGATATAACAATAGATCAAGTCGGCAACGTGCACATTGACGCACGCCGTGGCACACACAACCGCACACTCTTCGTTGCACACGTTGACACTGTGCATCGTGACGATGGCCCCAACAAGTTCATCAAGGCGCACGGTACGTGGTACGCCAAGGGCGCACCCCTGGGCGCTGACGATGGCGCTGGCTGTGCCATGCTCATGCACCTGCTGCACAGCAGCGTGCCTGGGTACTACATCTTTACCCAGGGGGAGGAGTGCGGTGGCATCGGCGCCAAGCACTTGGCCAAGGATCACGCAGACCTGCTCAAGCAGTTCGACCGTGCCATCGCGTTCGACCGTCGGGGTATCGACAGTGTCATCACCCACCAGGGCTATGGCCGCTGCTGCTCCGATGCGTTTGCTGATGCGCTTGCTGACGCGCTCAACGTGGACGACCGGCTCATGTACCTGCCCGACAACACCGGGGTGTACACCGACACTGCCGAGTTCACCGACATCATCCCTGAGTGCACCAACATCAGCGTAGGCTATGACCACGAGCACTCCGATAGGGAGTCGCTCGACATCTACCACTTCATGGCTCTGGCTGACCGCGTGGTGCAGATCGCATGGGACAAGCTGCCCACATCCCGTGACCCACTGGCTGTGGAGAGCCACTGGGCAGACCAATGGCATGCCTACTACGCCGACACCCCAGCCCCTCAGACGACCAGTGTCATGTCTCTTGTGCGTGGGGAATATCTCGATGAGTGGACCGAGGAGGACGACGTTGAGGAGGCGATCCAAGACGCGCTGGCGGGCTACCCTGGCTACCTTGCCGAGCTGATCTGCGAGTCCGTGTACCCCGAGGAGCCCGAGCTTGCGCGGCGCTACGTCAGCAACAGAAAGCTGCGCGACGCCGAGGTGCTCAGAGATCACCTGAACATCTTGCGCACCTACGGTGCAGGCTCCGTGCTTGCGAGTCTGTTTGACGCTGCCTACGCAGAAGTGTAATAATGTCCAACGCTTGACAACCTTCGGGTTGTCAGGCACCATTCACAAAAAGGAGAAAGCGAATGAATGTACGAATGCTGCGCCGCGTGCGCAAGCTGTGGAACGTGGCCTATATGCCGCGTGAGATCAACCGTGCCAACCAGCTTAAGTGGGTGCGCTCTGTGCGCGTGCTCGGGGACCGCTGGCTCCTGGCCAAACACATAGAGCGTAAAGGAGAGAGCCATGCCTGACCTTCAAACAGCGTTGAGCAACGTACTCAACGAGTGGGCTAAGGATGACCAGCCCGTAACCCAATCACAACCGCAACCCCAGGAGAAACAAACCATGACTGCACAAGCCTTCACCATTACCAACAACGTATCCCGCGCCACCTTCGACTTCGTGCGCGACAACCCAGGACTGTTCCACAACGATATCAAGCGCAAGCTCACAGACAAAGGGTATAAGGAATCTTCGGTGACCGCCCTCATCAGCCAGCTTCGCCGCGCAGGCCAGCTCGCACGGCTGGCAGACGGCACATACCACGCAACGGCCAAAGAGTACGAGCCGATCAAGCAGATGTACAAGAAGGCCGTGACCAAGCAGCCTACGGCCAAGAAGGTTGTGGCCAAGAAGCCTGAGCCCAAGAGCGAAGGCATTGCCGCGCTGCAACCCGTTGCTGCCCCAGCGCCAGCCCCTGTGGTCATCTCCAACGATGTCGAGTACATTCTCTCGACGCTGCCCATCAAGCAGGCCCGCTCGCTCTACGATGAGCTGCACAAAATCTTTGGGGTGAAAGTATGAGCATCGAAGCAATGAAGCTGGCGCACAACATCAAGGAGAAGAACAATGGAAATTGAAAAGCTGAAGTTGATACTTGACGCGCTGCAAGGTGTGGGCCACGAAGCAGGCAGCTTGGCTACACTGTACCTGTGGCTACAGTTTGGTGCATCTGTCGTTACAAGCCTGTCCTTTGTGGCCGTATTCCTTGGCATCAGTTACGGCATTTACAGGTTCATCATTGTGAGTAACCGCCACGAAGCAACAGATCAGTTTTTTCGTGACATGCGCGATCGTTTGGGAACCGGGACGGGAGGACACCTGACCGAAGATGAGCGTCATCGCACTATGGCTTCTTTGCGCCAGTTGGCGAATAAACCAAGGGAGAAAGACCATGCCGCTTAAGCCCCACCCAGCAGACCCTGACAAGGTGGTCTATGTTCCCCGCCAGTATGACTTACCGACCAAGCGGGAGTGGGTTGGGCTGACGGATGAGGACAAAGCCCAGTGCATTCAGGCAACTGCCCAACGAGGTTTGGCCGATGAGTTGATTGCTGCCATAGAAACCAAACTCAAGGAGAAGAATCATGTCTAAGGACACAGGTGGGCCAGCGTTTCCCACCACTAACCATCACGGGCACAAACTAGAAGGCATGTCCCTGCGCGACTACTTTGCCGCCAAGGCGATGCAGGCGTTGATTCAAACCCCGCCAAACAAATGGCCCGAGGACATGATTGGTAGGAGTATCAGCGTGTGCGCCTACGAGATGGCTGACTCTATGCTGAATGCAAGGGGGCAGTCATGAAAGAAGACATAGCAAAGATGCTGCGTCAGGCAGCGGAATACGCCGACACTCACACAAAAGATATGGAGCCAAACGATGATGAGTGGTCTGCGCTAAGAGACAAACGCTTTGCCGAACTTGTTCGTGCTGATGAGCGCGAGGCGTGTGCGAAGCTGTGTGAAGACAAGAACACTTTGTTGGCTTGGCCGACATACGCCGCCGCCATCCGAGCAAGGGGGCAGGAATGAAAGAAGACATCATCCGCATGGCGCGTGAGGTGGGTCTGCGCAGTGCTGTAATTCTGCATTTATACGGCGGCAAGGAAGGTGCTTTGTGCGACTCCGAAATCGAGGAGCTTGCGCAGATTGAACGCTTCTTCCACATGGCCCAGGCAGCCGAGCGCAATAAGGTGGCCCAGTGGATGATGACCAAGGGCTACGCCACCGGCCACGGCGACACGACCGAAGACCTGCTCAGAGAGCTGGAGTGGCAAGTTGCGGACCGCTGCGCTGAAATTGCATACGAGGCCGAGCCGTGGCATTCTGCTGATCTGATCCGTGAAGCATTTGGGGTGCAGAAATGATTGACGAAGATGTTTACTACTGCGTGGTGTGTGGCCGAGGCATTGAGCGCGATGAGCATGGGATATTTGTTCATGACGATGTGCCGCACCCGCCCGACATGACCTTTGATGAAGAGGAGACACCGCAATGAGGCTTGACGACATACCCATCCATGACAAGGCCCGTGACAAAGCATGGGAAGCTTTCATCAAGCGCAAGGACGTTAAAGACTTCGCAAAAGAAGAGCCGCCGTTTGATTTCCCCATAGGCAGGGGCTGGTACGAACTGTGGTGCCAATCATGGCATCGGGCGTGGGACAACGGATTTAAACAAGGCTACGAAGCCGGGAAGGAAGACAAATGATCGACCCACTGCAATACCTGACGATGGCAGCGCGCCTGCGCGGCTACGCCGAGGGCCTCAACGATGAGTACGCGGCCAAGTACGAAACGCTCATCCACACTTTGAACAAGGCAGCAGGTCTGCTGGAGGCGGTGTGGGATGAACACAACCAACCAGATGAGAAACACGGAGGTACCGACTGATGATCGACTTCATATCAACACATGCCGACGCACACCCACAGACCGTGGCCAGTGCAAGGCTGCTCGCCGCTGTCATAGCGCAAGCTATCGACGATGCGTCCAACAGGCGCAGCACGGACTCCGAAGCGCGAGAAGCCATCGCATGGCTGTTCGACAAGGACACGACGTTTCCCACCTACGCCGGGCTCATTGGCGCTGATGCACAGGCAATACGCGAGGCACTGCTGGCCCCACACAGGCCGACGGATGTCAGCCCCAAACAAAACAGTTTCGACGAGAGCAAGCGCAGGCGTCTGAGGCAGCACCACGTTGCATGGGCCCAGCGCAAAAAACTAGAGGAAAAGGTACTAAATGAAATGCCCACTGTGCAAAGCCCCAAGTAATGTCGAACAAACCAAATCAATCGACGGTGTCCCCATCAGACGCCGCATCTGTTTCAACGAACACAGCTTCAACACCAAAGAAGTTGCGATCACAGAGCCGAAACCAAAGCGTCGAATACGAAAAGTGCTGGCCGTTCCAGAGAGTGGACGGTAAACTACTTGAGCGAACGCACAAGGCACACAAAAAACAAGCACTACTCGCCGCAGAACCCGCACCTTTCTAGGAGCTATACATGGCCGCCACGCCCGAGGTAAAAGTCAAGAAGCAAATCCGTAAACTGCTCGATGCAGCAGGCGCTTATTACGCCATGCCCATCGGCACAGGCTACGGCAACTCAGGCGTGCCCGACTTCGTCATCTGCCACAAAGGCCGCTTCATTGCGGTCGAGGCCAAGGCAGGCAGCAACAAACCCACCGCACTGCAAGAGCTGCATCTGGCGCGCATCCGCGCCGCTGGCGGCATCGCCCTTGTGATCAACGAAACCAACATGGACACACTACAGAAAGAACTGCAATGAACACCATCATGACCGGAGAGCAGCAAGCGCACGAGATCGAGCGCATCGTCGCCAAGATGTCCGATGCTGAGCGCGTGCATCTGCGCTCCGTCCTCTATGCCATCACGCGCTGCTACGACAAAGACACCAGCGACTGCGCTGTGATCGTCCTGGGCAGCGACGCATCCATCGACAGCTTCGTCTCACTCAACTGCACGCCCATGATGGCGGCCACACTCATGGAAGGAGCCAATGACTTTTTGGGATACCTCAACACCAAAGACGCACCACCAAAGGAGATGTTTAATTGACGCAAGACATTGAAGAGGAGCGCCACATCCTTGCATTGGCAGCCCAAGCCGGGCTCAGTTCTATATACGACGCATCGCGCAGCAGCTACGCACAGTGGCGCAGCAAGGTGCTCACGTTCGCACAACTACTACAGGAGAAATCACTTGAGCGCACCATACAAGACCATCGTCAGCATTGACTTCGAGACGCGCTGGGACAAAGCCGACTACACACTGTCGAAACTGACCACCGAAGAGTACATCCGCGACAAGCGGTTCAAAGCGTTCGGCGCTTGCGTCCATGAGTACGGCAGTGAGACTGCCATCCAGTGGTACAGGGGTGATGAGCTGCCGCGTATCTTGGCGACCTACGACTGGAGCAAGACCGCTGTGCTTGCGCACAATGCCCAGTTCGATGTGTCGATCCTTGAGTGGCGCTACGGCGTGCACCCCTGCTTCATCTTCGACACCTTGTCTATGGCCCGCGCCCTGCGCGGCGTAGAGGTTGGCAACAGCCTTGCCAAGCTGGCCGCAGACTTCGGTCTGCCCGAGAAGGGACGCGCTGTGCACAGCACGGACGGCCTGGAGGAGATCGACGCGCAGATCGAGAAGGAGCTGGCTGATTATTGCAAGCACGACGTGTTCCTGTGCGAGCAAATCTTTGAACGCCTCGTCGAGGGCTACCCCAAGTCGGAGCTACGCCTGATCGACATGACCCTCAAGATGTACACCCGCCCGGTGTTGCAGCTTGACAGGTCGATGCTGATCGAGGCGCTGGCCGAGGAGGGTAAGCACCGTGAGGGGCTGCTGGCCAAGCTGGGCGTTGAGGAGGCAGAGCTTGCGTCAAACCCCAAGTTCGCTGACATCCTGCTCAGCATGGGTGTTGTGGCCCCCACCAAGGTCAGCAAGACCACGGGCAAGGACACGCTGGCCCTGGCCAAGAACGACGCGCTGTTCCAAGCACTGCTCAACGGCGAGGACGAAGACGTGCGGGCGCTGTGCGAGGCCCGGCTCAAGGTCAAGTCCACCACCGAGCGCACCCGTGCGCAGCGGTTCCTGGACATCTCTCAGCGCGGCGCACTGCCGGTGCCCCTGTCCTACTACGGTGCCAAGTCGGGCCGGTGGACGGCAGCCAAGGGCTCGGCCATCAACATGCAGAACTTAAAGCGCGGCAGCTTCCTGCGTAAAGCCATCATGGCTCCGGAGGGGCACCAGCTTCTGGTGGGTGACCTGTCGCAGATCGAGCCTCGGGTGCTGGCGTGGCTGTCGGACTACGACGAGCTGCTGGACATCTTCCGCTCGGGCCAGGATGCGTACGCCCAGTTCGGTGCGCAGATGTTCGGCATCCCCGGCATGACCAAGGACAGCCACCCAGACCTGCGCCAGTCGGCCAAGAGCGCGTTGCTGGGGTGTGGGTATGGTCTGGGATGGGCGAGCTTCGCCTCGCAGCTCCTGGTGGGCTTCCTGGGTGCGCCGCCTGTGCGCTACGACAAGGCGTTTGCCAAGAAGCTGGACGTGACCTCCGAGTACATCGAGCGGTTCATCGGCTGGGAGGACAACGTCAAGAAGCTCCAGGAGATTCCCCACACCTGCACCGAGCGCGAGCTGCTGGTGCACTGCGTGGCGGCCAAGAAGATCATCGACATCTACCGGGCCACGGCCCACCCCGTGGTGAGCTTCTGGGACATGTGTGACCGCTTACTAACTAAGTCCCTTGCCGGTGGCGAAGAGGTGGTGTATAAATGTCTAACGTTCCGCAAGAACGAGATCGTGCTGCCAAACGGCATGTCACTGCTGTACTCCAACCTGCGCCAAGTCACCGACAAGGAGACCAAGCAGAAGAGCTGGGTGTACGGCGAGGACGAGACCAAGCTGTATGCTGGCAAGATCACCAACAACGTGACCCAAGCGTTGGCGCGGATCGTGATGACGGACGGGATGCTACGTACTTCGAAGAAGTACTTTGTGGCAGGCACAGTGCATGATGAACAGATCGTCGTGGTGCCCGACGAGGAAGTGGACGACGCTAAGACTTGGGTCTTGGCGCAGATGACCGTGGAGCCTAAGTACATGCCGGGGGTTCCACTGGCCGTTGAGGGCGGCGCACATCGCCGCTACGGGCTGGCAAAGAAGTAAAGGAGAAAGCATGAAGCAACTGGTACTGCCCAAGAAGATACAGGTGGGCAGCAAGTGGTACAGCGTTGACATCGTGGAGTCGATGCGCAGGAAGAGTGAGATCGGTCGTATCACCTACGACACGCAAAAGATCGAGCTGGCCCGGCGCACGCACCACGGCGTGCCGTTCAGATTGTCGGCACTGGAGGAGACGTTCTGGCACGAGCTGACGCACGCCATCCTGCACAGCATGGGCGAGCATGAGCTCAACAACCGCGAGCGGTTCGTCGAGGAGTTCGCTCTGCGACTGGCCCGAGCGATACGCACAGCGAGGTTCTGATGAGAGACTCGGGAATGTACGATTACGGCGACGGGTTCGTGACAATTTTTGCACGGGCGTACTGCACCAACGACTTTGGCGACATCGTGCCGGCTTCTTCGGAGCACTTCCTTCTTGCTGCCATACAGTACGCTTGGGACTACCGCACAAACGTGCGCTTTTTTAAAAAACCACTATGAATGTTAAATGGTCGCACAGTTCCCTCAAGGACTACGAGGGCTGCCCTCGCAGATACCACGAGGTCAAGGTGCTCAAGAACTACCCGTTCAAGGACACAGACGCAACGCTCTACGGCAAGGAGTTACACACGGCAGCGGAGCTGTACATCAAGGAGGGCACGCCCCTGCCGCCGCAGTTTGCGTTCATCAAAGACACGCTCGATGCGCTCATGGCCAAGCCGGGCAGGAAACTGTGCGAGCACCAGATGGGCGTGACCAAGGACTTGAAGCCTTGTAAGTTCATGGACAAGGAGGTGTGGGTGCGCGGCATTGCCGACCTGCTCATCATCGACGACGAGAACCTCACGGCCAGGGTGGTGGACTACAAGTCGGGCAACAACAAGTACCCAGACCGCGAGCAGCTCAAGCTCATGGCGCTGATGGTGTTCGCCCACTTCCCCCACATCCGGCGCGTCTCTGGCGCGCTGCTGTTCGTGGTCAAGGAAGACATCGCCAAGGCCAGCTTCATGGTAGGTGAAGCCGAGGAGTATTGGTGGGACTACAGAGAGCGCGTGGCTCGCATCGAGCAGGCGCATGAGACCGGGGTGTGGAACCCCAAGCCGACACCGTTATGCGGTTGGTGTCCGGTGACAACGTGTGAACACAATCGCAAGAGAGGTTGAGATGACTGCGCCCATACACCGAAAGAAAGCAAAAAACGCATTTACAGTCGGGCTATCCCCCGATATGCGCACCCTGCACATCAAGATACTGGATTTTGAAGCGATGTGCAGACCTTCCACCCGCAAGGATGTGCACGAAGCGGTAGTGCAGCACCTTAGTCGGCTACAGAAATTTGCTCAAACCATTTCACAAGGAGTCAACCATGACACAGACCAACGGCAAACGCAATTACAAACACGCCTACAAGCTGCAGAAGGCCAGCGGCGAGACCACTGACCAACTGGAGCGGCAGAAGGCTCGCAGGCTCTACGACAAGCAGGGCATTGACCGCAGCGGCAAGGACATCGACCACAAAGTGCCGCTGCGCAAAGGAGGCAAGACATCGCCCGGTAACCTGCGCCTTCGCAGCAAGAGCGCCAACCAAGGAGACAACAAATGATGTTTGAACAATGGTGGGCGGGCATCTCGCCTGCCGAGCAGAAGTTGATCGGTATCAACAATGCCTACTTCGTGTGGACCGAGGCGCGTAGGCAGGCACCCAGCGCCCTATTCCTCGACGACTTTGAGCTGTGTCGTTCCGACGACGAGTTGTTCATTCTGCGTATCAACGGTCCCAATGAAGGTGATGGTGGTAGGTTCAAACTCAAAGAGTTTGAAGCGTTAGTCGATGAATTTTTCAACAAGAACTTCTAAGCATAGGAGAAAGTAAATGGAGATAGTTGAGGACAAGGCAGTCGTCTTCAGGACGCGCAACCCAGACAAGTACCAGATCATCCCCAAGCACAAGGTGCTTGACCAAGACGGCGACACCTACAAGATCGCTGTGTACTGGGGTCTCGATGAGGTGCGAGTGCTGCGCAACCTGGGCGTCAAAGATGTGCCCTCGCCCATCACACGGCGCTACAACTGGCCAGGACGCTACAAGCCTATGGCGCATCAGGTTGAGACCGCATCGTTCCTGACGGTGCACCGCAAAGCCTTCGTGTTCAACGACCCCGGCACAGGCAAGACACTGTCGGCGCTGTGGGCTGCAGACTACCTGATGCAGCGTGGGCTTGTGCGGCGTGCGCTTATCTTGTGTCCGTTGTCGATCATGCACAGCGCGTGGATGGGCGACCTGAACAACTCAATCATTCATCGCTCTGCCATCGTCGCGCACCACGCGCAAGCTGCCAAGCGCATCGAGATGATTCAGTCGGACTATGAGTTTGTGATCTGCAACTACGACGGGCTCAACCTGATCGCAGAAGAGATCAACGCAGACGGCAGGTTCGACCTTGTGATCGTTGATGAGGCCAACGCATACAAGACGATGACCACCAAGCGGTGGAAGACCCTCAAGTCCATCGTGCGCCCCGACTCGTACCTGTGGATGATGACGGGCACACCAGCATCACAGTCGCCATCGGATGCGTACGGTCTGGCCAAGCTGGTCAACCCGACAGGGGTGCCGCAGTTCTTCACGGGCTGGCGCGATCAGGTCATGTACAAGCTCACGATGTTCAAGTGGGCGCCCAAGCCCACAGCCAAGGACGACGTGTTCAACGCGCTGCAGCCTGCGATCAGGTTCACCAAGGAGCAGTGCCTGGACCTGCCGCCTGTGATGACGCTCACACGCGAGGCTGCGCTGACCCCACAGCAGAACAAGTACTACAACCTGCTCAAGGACCAGATGCTGGTGCACGCAGCCGGGGCAACCATCACAGCGGTCAACGCCGCTGCTGGCGTGAGCAAGCTGCTGCAGATCAGTTGTGGCGCAGCCTACACCGACGAGAAGGAAGTGGTTGAGTTCGACGCTGCCCCGCGTCTTGGCGTCATCGAGGAGGTGCTTGAGGAGACCGAGCGCAAGGTCATCATCTTCGCCATGTTCCGCTCCAGCATCGACACCATCCACAACTACCTGACCAAGAAGGGCGTTGCGGCCGAGGTCATCCACGGCAGTGTGAGCGCGACCAAGCGCGGCGACATCATCCACAGGTTCCAGACGCAGCCCAACCCCAGGGTGCTAATCATGCAGCCGCAAGCAACGGCACACGGGATTACCCTTACCGCAGCCGACACGGTGGTCTTCTATGGCCCGCTGATGTCTGTTGAGCAGTACATCCAGTGCATCGCACGCGCTGACCGCAAGGGACAGAACAGCGACAAGGTCA